ACCGGAAGCACGACATCCGGAGGTAGTGGGAACGCTGGAAGCTATAGTCCGGTAGAGGGTTATGCTGGCGGCGAAGGCTTCCAGGACGAAGGTGGCGGCGGTGGTGGTGCTTCAGAAGTTGGTGAAGATTCAGATGGTTCCAGCACCGCCGGAGGAAACGGTGGTAATGGTTTAACGTGGGCTGGAAATTCTACAACCTATGCCGGCGGCGGTGGCGCCGGAACAAAATTCAATTTTCCAATTGCTGGCGGCAGCGGCGGCGGTGGTACTGGAGGATGTAATGTTTTTCCAGAAACAGCTGCTACCGATGCTACTAATTATGGATCTGGTGGGGGCGGCGCGGATGAGCTGTCGACGGGTGACGCCGGCGATGGTTATCAAGGTATAGTAATATTTAAGTATCTTTATCAGTAGAGGACAAAATGGATTATTCATACAAAATAGACAAGCTACTTCCAAAAAGTGAATTTATGGTTGTAACTTATACAGCTGCGGGATATCCTCGTTTTCGAAAAACGTTTAATCCCAAAGTGTTTGATGAAACATCAATTCACAACATGATTACCAACTTTGCACCGGTAGTTGTAGAGTACTGGGAAAGACAAGCTGATCATCCCGAAGAAACTGACGTATCAATTAACTTAACCGGTTCTAATTCTGCCTCTGCTCCAGTGGCCTCCAATATCGACTGGAGTCACACTCCAACAGTTGAAGCTAAACCTGACTACGATCGGTTTACACAATATATTACCAAAAATCAAATTGAAGATCCTATGCAGGAAACTGTTGGTTGGACAATTCATGATTTGACAGCCGAGCAACAAGCTAGCTATCTGGAAGATGAAAAGGTAAGAATCCGATCCAAAAGAGACGGTCTGTTATATGACACAGACTGGATGATGTTTTCAGATACCCCAACACCATCTCAAGAATGGCTGGATTATAGACGAGCGTTAAGAGATGTTACAGACCAAGCTACATTCCCAACAAGCGTAACGTGGCCAACGAAGCCTGAATAAACCAACAACTGCTTTATAAAAGGTAAGTAGTACTTTTTACGAAACCACCATGTGTTATAAATATAGCAAAACATGAGAGGTTTCAATGGCCATTCCTTCCTCCAGAAATGAACTCAAAGAACACTGTCTTCGAAGATTGGGCAAGCCCGTAGTTGACATTAACGTCGACGACGAGCAAGTGGAAGATCGTTTAGATGAGGCTTTGCTATACTATAGGGACTATCACTTTGATGGTACCGAACGCGTTCTACTTAAGCACCAGATTACATCACAAGATAAAATAAATCAATATATAACTCTCGATGATTCTTACATTGGGGTTGTCGGTGTGTTTGATGTAGGTGATTCAACACAAACATCTAACCTGTTCAATGTTCGATATCAAATTCATTTAAACGACCTATTTGACTTCTCCTCATCTAGTTACGTATCTTATGTGACAGCCATGAGGCACGTAGCACAGTTAGAAGAAATTTTTGTTGGTAAACAGCCAATAAGGTTTAACCGTCATACCAATAAGGTACATATTGATATGTCGTGGACTGATGTTACGGTTGGTAACTTTCTTATTTTTGATTCCTATAAGGTTACTGATCCTAATACATATACTGATGTGTGGGGTGACAGATGGCTTACCCAATACAGTACTGCTGTAATAAAGAGGCAGTGGGGTGAAAACTTAAAGAAGTTTGAAGGTCTGCAGATGCCTGGTGGTCTCACGTTTAACGGACAAAAGATTTGGGAGGAATCAATCGAGGAGATTAGACGACTGGAAGATGAGATGATTAATAGCTACTCTTTGCCAGTTAGTGATATGACCGGTTGATATGTTAAACAAATACTTCAACAACTATGGCTTTTCTCGCGAGCAGGATCTTGTAGAGGACCTTATACTGGAGTCTATAAAGATATATGGACACAGTGTAAAGTATCTTCCAAGAACGATCGTTAAGAATGACCACTTGTTTGGTGAGGATGCATTATCTAAGTTTGAAGAGGCCGTAGAAATTGAGATGTACTTAAAGTCTATGGAAGGCTTTGAGGGTGATGGGCAGTTTCTTAGTAAGTTTGGTTTGGAGATAAGAGATCAGATTGTACTTACAGTATCTCGTAAGAGATTTGATCAGGCAATAACATCTCCCAAACTTATGACCGAGGTTGGTTACAATCTTGTTTTTGAAGATGGTAACAACAATGAGCCAAGTCGTCAGTTTCTGACTGGTGATGCGGCCACTGAAGCATGGGTACAGGAAGGTGATGACTACTTAAACACCCTGAACCGTCCTAGAGAGGGAGATCTGATCTATTTCCCCATGATGGACAAGATATTCGAAGTAATGTATGTCGATGACCGCCCTGTACATTTTCAGCTTGGTAGAATGCAATCGTATGACTTGCGTTGCGAACTTTACGAGTATAGCAGTGAAGCACTTGATACCGGTGACGGCACTATCGATGCTGTTGAAGACAGCAATAGTCTCAACACGTTGGTATACCAGTTCACATTAGAAGATGGTTCTGGTATCTTGAAGAGTGAAGATGGTGATAGCATACTTCAAGAATTTAAGATTGAAGATACTGCTCCTGCTGCTAACAATGCTTACTTCCAGTTCGAAGCAGATTCTATATTAGACTTTAGCGAACGCAATCCATTTAGTGAGGTTGATAGGTTCTAATGTTTGGCCATACTTACTATCACAGCATCATAAGAAAGTACATCATTATGTTTGGTACAATGTTTAACGACATTGATGTACAACGATTTGATGCAAGCGGCAGCAGGATTCAATCTATAAGAGTCCCAATTGCCTATGGTCCAAAAGAAAAATTTTTGGTTCGTTTGGCACAAGATCCTAACTTATCAAAGGACGTTGCAATCACATTGCCTCGCATGTCTTTTGAAATTACTAGTATGAATTATAACTCTACTAGGAAACTACCATCAACTCACAAAAACGTACACACGATTACAGGTGATGAGAATAAGTTAAAATCTCAGTACGTACCCGTACCTTTCGACATTACAATTGCTTTGTCCGTGTATGTAAAGAACGCTGATGATGGTGTACAGATTTTAGAAAACATCCTTCCGTTCTTTACACCCGAATGGACCAACAGTGTCAAAATGATTCCTGAGATGGATCTTAAAATGGACATACCTGTTGTGTTTAACGATCTTTCAACGGAAGATACTTACGAAGGCGACTTTTCTACTAGGCGGGCTCTTATACATACGCTAAACTTTACAATAAAAGGCTACTTGTTTGGTCCTGTTCGAACTCAGGGTGTTATCAAGAGATCTATTGTACAGACTCATATCGAATATGCAAACACAACTGGCCTTGCAATGAGACATACAGTAACGCCCGGTCTTACAGCCAACGGCACACCAACAACTGATAGCAACATATCTATTCCAATTGCAGATATCAAGGCAGACGATGATTGGGGCTACGTAGAGAATAAAGAGTTCTTTGTTGCAGGTAACCCATGGCTTGAGAGGTAAACGTGACTAAGTTAGAGAAAAATCTTAACGACCTTTTTGAAATAGCTCAAGACACTCCTTCTATAGTAGAAAACAAGACTCCTTCTGTTGTAAGTAGACAGGGAGGGGATTCGTCTGGTGATATAGATACCGATTACAGATACGCTAGAGAAAATCTGTACGATATTATTGAAAATGGATCACACGCTCTTAACGAATTAGTAGAGATTGCCAAGGCGTCAGAGCATCCTCGTGCCTTCGAAGTAGTAGCATCATTAATGAAGACATTGACCGATGCAAACAAAGACTTGCTGGATATCCAATCCAAGGTTAAGAAGCTAAAGCAAGATGATACCGTACAGCAAGGTCCTAATAATGTAACCAACGCACTATTTGTTGGGTCTACGACCGAATTACAATCTATGCTGAAGGATAAGCTAGATAATAATACTTGAAGCGGCTACACCGCTATTATCCCCGGTTGGTATAAAAAGTCAACAGATATGACGTCACAAAATTATCTTGGTAACAAGAATCTTAAAAGGGTCGGTGTTCCTGTAGAGTTTACACAGGAGCAAGTAAAGGAGTATATCAAATGCTCTAGAGATCCAATTCATTTTATAAGACAATACGTTAAGATCGTAAATGTTGACGAGGGTTTAGTAAACTTTGAGATGTGGCCATTTCAAGAAGAGATGGTTCAAAAGTTCGGTGATAATAGATTTGTCATTTGTAAATTACCTCGTCAGGTAGGTAAGACCACTACCGTTGCAGCTTACATTCTTTGGCAAGTACTTTTTAATGAACAATACAGTGTAGCTATTCTTGCAAACAAATTAGCGCAAGCTAGAGAGATTCTTGGTAGAATACAAACTGCTTACGAGCATCTTCCAAAGTGGTTACAGCAGGGTGTTAAAGAATGGAACAAAGGTAACATAGAATTAGAAAATGGTAGCGA